GTTGATCCTTAGTGAAACGGCGGCCGGTATACTCCTCGAGGGCGAGCCAGTATGCAGCGAGGTTGATAAGGCACAAAACGGGAAAGGACAAAAGGGATCCCATAAGTTGTCCATTTTGCATCAGGAAGGGGTCGAGGTTTTGATCCGGACCACAACATTCGGTCTGGTCCTCGTGATACTCGACACGGTGTGCGCCGAGTACTTTCTTACAAACCTTTCGCTCTCGACTTGTTGCTGAGAGATTCTTGAGAAGAAGCTCGAGGCAACATTGATTCACCCCGAGGGAGAGCCCGTCTGTCGCGGCTTTGTAATCGCCGGACACCCAAAGAGGGAAATCGAGCCCCAGGGCCTCAGTTGCTAACTGGAGGCCGTAGATATGGGACCCGTCGACGGGCACCCCCGTAAGGGTGAACGCGGGAGTTTCTCGCAGGATATCCTTCGCTTCCTGCTGAAAGGTCTGTGAGAGCCAGTAGGGAAGGCCCTCACCCTTCGTGATGACCCGGCACTTGAGCGGCTCCAGGATAAGTGCTACCTTTGCCTTGAGGGGTTCCTCGTCATCGAGACAATCGTCAAGATATCGGAGGAAATCCTCATACTTGGGTAACGCGAATCCGTAGCGCGTGATGACCTCTCCAGGTCGTTTCTCGCGCATGTCTAAGAATGGGAGTCCGAGCTCAACAGTAAACCAGGGGACTTTTGTGAGATCCTTTTTCTTCTTCTTAACAATCTTGGCTAACCGAGGGGCCTGAGTTGTTCCCATACTGCCGTCGGTATGCGAAGCATGTTCGACGGGATGACTTATGTGATGGGCTCGGGGGTCCCCTAACATCCGGGAGCAGCAGGTACTCTCTGGAGCGGCAACGTCGAGGCTGCCGACCTTCCTCCACTTCGAAACGGGGTTCTTACCCCGCTCGTGGAGCTGGCACCCGTCCTTGATGTTGTAAACATCTTCAAGAAGCCTGATGCACTCGTTCACAGCGTCCTCATTGAGGGATATTTTTAGGAGGAGGCTGCAAGGAGGTTTTCTTTCCCCCTTCTCATGGGAACGATATTTGGGATTGAGTACAGTGGGTGCTGGGTACATTGCATATCTTCCAATCAACGCCTCAAGGGCAGATTCCTTCGCGTCGCATACGCAGTGCGGATCAACTTCGCACGAGTGGCAGCTACCAAAATGGTACTCACCACATCTGAACGAACCACATCTGCAGAGAGCGTAACTAAGCTCTTCGAGCTCGGCGCAAAAGGTTTCAGCCCCGGAGGGCTCGGGATCCGGGGGTACGTCCGACAAGTCGGGAAAAGCCCACCGGATAACGGACTCAGTGGCATTTTGTCCGAGTTCCCCGAAAGTTGGTTGGGTGTACTCAGCACCAATCTTACGAAAGATTTCACCGGCGCGGCCTGCCTGAGACCGTAAGGAGTTATAAGTGGCGTGACGGGAAGGGTTCTTTAATTCTCGTGGAAATCCACGGGGTTCACGGACCTTCCTCCATCGCACCAGGGCGGCATCCTCACTCTCGAGCCCGCAATCCTCGGGATTAACGGCATAGAGTGTGGAGTTCCGGCCCTGCTCCAAGATCACCGGTTTGGCGAGAAGAAATTGGAACTTCTCGGCGAATTCCGAATGGTGGTCAAACGGAATCACTTGCGTAAGAGCACTCTTGTGCTTCAGACAGGCCTCAAGCTGGAAGTCTTCGTCGACGGGAGCGCACCCTCGCTTAACACCCTGGAGCATGGCGTAACAAAAC